TTCAACGATGAAGAAAAGCTGCTTGTGTCCAGTTGCAACTCATTCTTAAAAACTGCCATTATCGTTTCCCGATTCGGCGTTCGTGTCTGTTCTTAGAAATCTGACTAGGTGTCGGCTGATCCCACGAGGCCGCACGAACGATAGCAACCCTACGCATGAATTCAGACGCACTGAGGGAATCTACGGCTTCATCTGGGGTAATTTTCCACAACTTCGCAACGTCGATGGCCATGAGAACGTCATGCTCCCACGAGGGCAGCACGTCTGTGCCGGTTATACGCTTGGGGTATGGGTTGCCCTGCTCATCCACAGGCTTGGCCTTGAGAACTTCGTAGTCTTCGTATACCTCCGTCAGGCGCGTGACCTCAGAGTTTAGCGACGCCTCGAAAGTTCTTGACCGCGTTGGTCACCTCCGTCAAATCTTGCACGTCCCAGAACTCAGAGACGGTGATGAGTGTCTTCTGTTCCTCTGTGAGCTGGCTGTCGTCCATGATGATCTTGACTATCTCAATACAGGCCTCGATAGCTTCGTCGTTGTCGAGAGGGAACTCGGTGACAGGGTTGTTCAGGGCTTCCCAGATATTCGGGAATGACTCCAGCAGTTCCGACTGGATGCGCTGTGTGACCATCGACTGCAGGTCGCTGTCGGTAATCTGTGGAATCTCAGCACGTATTTCAGCCGATAGCTTGGCAGCGTGCTGGCTATTTGCGCCACCAGATAGGCTCACGATTTTGGAAGCATTCGGAGACTCCTGCAGGGCCTTCTGGAAGGCAGCGTTCTGGCCAAGGCCTCGCAGTGTTGCAATAGTCTTCTCGACGGCCTTGATAATCTTACGTGAAACGATAGACTTGAGAGCCACGTCCTTGGGCTCACCGGCAAAATATAGTTTGATCGACGGCATGTCAGACCTCGAATAGTTAGACGGCATGTGTTAAAAATAGGCAGGGGCCGCCATGCCGCAGAACGGCCCCCACCACATAGCCCAGAGGGCTTAGTTATAGACTACCGTTCCGTAAGGGAGCGATGAACTGAGTACAACAGGCGTAGCTGTTGTGAAGAACTCAGAGAAGTATGTTGCTGCGAGTGTCACTGGTGTTGACAGCTTGAACCCTTCGAATGACAGAGTTACTCGGTTGTAGGTTTCACCTGCTTGAGTCCATCCACCTGACTCGTTGTTCATGCGCTGTGGGAATACACCGACCTTGCGCTTGCCACCGACTGTATTGCCGATGAGACCGCCGCGAGTAGCACAGATGAGCTTCTGATTTTGAGCAGCACCTGTCTCATTCGTGCCGTTCTCAAGAAGCAAGTCCTCGATAGCTCCAGCACCTGTGTTGATAGCTGCCTCGACGAAAGCCTGCAGGGCCGCGTTGTCCTCAACGTGCTCGATAGTGATTGAATAAGCTCCAGAGCCGGCATCGCGAGTGACGTCTGTTGAGATGATATTGCTCTGCAGTTTGTAGAGATGTGTTGTTCCCACGGTCGGCGTTGTTACCGAATCGTCGACAGTCCATGCGGCGAACAGGTTACCACCTGCCACGACGCGATTATTAACTGACATGTTGGTTGTCCTTGGTTATGTAATACATGAAACTTTGAGAATCGCGGTGAATCATTTGCGTCCAGAAGATTAGCTTCTCATCGTCTGTGCAGTTCGCGATCTCTCGTGCCAGGCCTCGTACATTGCGCTTCAGTTTGCTAGTCATCGCGTCGGCGTCGACTTCGTAGCCCACATGGTGAATGATTAGAGAGCACTGACCTATTATGAATCCCTGTTTTTCGATTGACCAGCCGATTTGTTCGTGAGCTGCACCTTGAAATATGAAGCCTTTGTAGTTACGAAATACCCTCGCCGTTGGCGTGTGGTATCGCATTACGTCGTTACTTCCTTGTTGATGCTTTGGCTGCACTCCCACGCAACCACACACGAGCCCACCAACACCTGGTGGGTAAATATCCAGCTCGGAAAACCATTTGTGTTGATGGAGCAGCAGACGGTCGTCGGCGTCTATCCACATGACCCATTCACGAGAGCAGAGACCAATGCAGAGGTTGCGAAGATTGGCGAAGTGGAGCTCTTGCCATTGCGTTGCGTAGTACCGCACCACTGTCCCGTTTTTCAACGTGATTGTCTTACGCTCTACAACCTCTGGATTGTCACCCTGCTCATTCCATAGCACGACCACCTCGCAACCACTCGGAAGTGTTGCGATCATCTGCATGACGTGGTGTGCTTCGCTCTTGTGAGCGATGCAGGCGAAAGAAATGTCAAGCTGTTTAGAGCTTGAGCTTTGGCTCGTTTCCGACATAAAGAACTACTTTAGTTTGTGAAGGCTCGCTAGGAAACTGCCCGATGATTATCTGCTGTATATCACGAACGAAGAACTCCAGCACGGTCACACTAGTAACGTCACGAGGCTGGTGATCGCTGAACAGGTCAGAATCAACGCGAACATCGATGTCACCGTAGGCAGCGTGTATCTGGCGCAAGTGCGCTATCAGTTCTGAGATTCTCATTTCTGGATATACGTGAATGTTGCTTCGTACAATAGTGCCACCTTGTCGCTCTTGTCATCGACGTAACCAGTGACGGAGTTGGTTTCGATAGCGTGCAGGGTTATGGTGTAACCTTGATTCGTAGTATCTGAATAGGGCAGAGCAGCCGCGACGTTGTCCATGACGACGTCCAGCTTCTCAGCAAGCACACCGTGTGCCAATGCAGCCGTGCCCAGTTCCTGCGAGTCGAGTGGGTTTTTCTGGATGGCATAGCAGCCGATGCGCATCTTGCGGAGTCCTGGCGTGTATCTAGACTCGACAAGGTCCTGAGCTACGTCATCACTGATGATGTTCGTGTACACGTTCGCCTTCGTGTTAGACAGCACCGTTTCCTTTGTGAACACATTGACAGACTTGAGTGTCACGTCGTCGTTGATCTTGTCACGCACGAGGTCAAGTGCTATTTCGTATTTGGAAGTTTTGCTCATGATGCGGCCTGTGATAATTTGCGGAGCATGATCTCGATAATCTTCGGCAGTGTTTCCTGCTCGAAATCCTTAATGGCTGGAGTTATGTACGGCCTCGCTGGTATTGTAGACATAAGGTTTCGACCTGCTTGTCCACCATACTCATGAATGCGAGCGTATGGGATAACATCGAGGTCTATGCCCCAGACAAAAGAATATGTATCTCCAGCCTGTTTGAACTGCGAGGCATTACCACGGGCTTTGTAGACCGTTGCAGCCTTGAACAGATTACCTGTGACAAGATTGAGTTTAGGGCTATTGCTTGGGTATTTAGGTGCTCTGTTTGTTTCGCCATAATGGTCTGACACGTTAGCACCCAGAGCCGTCTGTATACGCTGCGGATCGAAAGCATCCTTTGCCAGAGTAGGCAGCAAGCCCAGAACCTTACGAACGTATTCGTCGACCGTTATCATATCCAGGCCCTGACGATATACGGTGCAAGGCGTGAACGGAACCGACTGGTCAAGTCTTTATAGATTGTCGTCGTCGTTGTGCCACCCTCGGCGCTTGCTACCGACTGCAGACCGAGCCTGTTCTCACGGCCTGAGAAGTCTGTGTTCTTGAACAGCTCGACGACCATCTCACCACAGACGCTCTTGATGTCCTGCGGACATGTTGCATCGGTGTAGCCTACAGTAACATTGGCTCTCCATACTGGATAGGTTAGGCCGTCCTCATAATATACTTGATATATCCCGTCAGCCTTGACGATGATAGCACCCGTGGCTGTTGTCCATGCAGCGTCAAGGACGTCTTCCTTATACTGCAATGATGACAGCGAAGTCGTCACAGAATATGGCAGTATCTGTGTCTGGTGATGCGAACCTAAAAAATCGTAAGGGCCTGTCGCCTGCACAATAGGCTGCTTGCAAATGCCATCGATCATAGCGCCGGCCTGGTTTATCAGTGCCTGCAGGCGTGTGTCCTGTGAGCTGTCACCTATATTTAGATGGTTAGACTTGAGCTCTGTTACTGTAATGAGTGCCATTATTTTACCCCTACGACATCGAAAATTGCTTGGTCTGTTGTGTTTAGTTCTTTAGGCAGGCGAGCAGACAAGACAAGGTCTTTTGAGAATGTCTTGACATTTACCGCATCGGTTTGGTTGCCACCAAGCAAATAGATACTATTCGTCGTTTCACCAGTGTAGAATCCGACGTGGTGGCCACCTTTGCGCTTGAGTATTATGACAGCACCATACTGCAGTGGTACTTCGTTGCCCCACTTCATCCATGACTTTGCTGCTGCAGACTTGGTAATCGGATAACCAGCACGAGCCATCACCCAATTCACGAACGAAGAACACCAGGGCACTTCGTCCTGCTTAGCCTTGAGCGTCGTCATGGCATGGTACTCGAGGATGCGAGGGGTATGTGAGGAGATGCCTGTGATCTCTTTTACACCCTTCTCACCCTCGGCAATCTTAAGCCATGTATATTTAGGTGTCAAGCTGGTTGCCCTTCCAAGTCTTGTAGGTCTGCCATGCCATTTCCTCAAACAACCTTGTCCGTTCCTCGTTGTGCTCCTGACCTGTTGCAGCTTCGAAGGCGTGAAACCACTCATGGAGAAACGTCTTTATTTGCGTCTCGTATGTCGTCAGTTTGCCGTCGATGTGTGTGGCGATGCGAATCGTGTGCTTGTCAGAATCACACTCGCCGTAAGCACCGCGCATCTTACACAGTCTAACACGCCAGGTGTGACCTCCGAGTTTGAACGAGGTGGGGATCATCGGATGTTGCCTCCGATTATCATCTTGTTGTGGACTGTAAAATCACCAGAGCTGTCAACGTCTACAATAGCAAAGCCATGATTCCAGCCGTTACGGGCTGCGTAGTGCGTGTTGAGGTCGCAGAGGCAACCCACAGACCACCCACCGATATACGAGCCGTCTAGCGGCTTTCTAATGACGTCCGTCGATGTTCTGTGTACGTGCCCGACGAGGATGTTCTCGATGGCCTTCATGCGGTAGTTTCGTGCCGGTGTTACTCCACCACCACCAAACCACTCATGGCCGTGGTCTATCCACAGCTTGCCTGCTGTCATCTTGGCTCTCTTGTCCACCCATTCGATGTTCAGAGCCCGCAGTCCGAGGAACTCCTCGAGATGCACCGTGCCCTCGAGTTCCTTGGCCTTGCGTGCTATGTACCGTCCATACCTCTCCTCGTGGTTTCCTTCACGGTACACGATGCGCTGCTTGTCACCGAAGAACCGACGTAGGTGCTGCAGCATTGCCTTTGCAACGTCGAGCTCCCACTTCCATGAACGACGTGCCTCTACCTTCTCATGGTCGCTCAGGTTGTAGACATCCAGCATGTCACCGTTCAAGACGATGACGTCGCACTGGCTGTTCTTGAGCGTCTCGATGGCAGTCATGTAAGCGCCGTAGAAATTGCCATCGCCATCACGCTTGAGATCGTGGAACGGCCAGTGCGCATCTGAGATAATGCCAATACGACCAGTCTGCAGTTCGCAGACCTTGTCTTCCCTGAGCTCGCCCTTGATAGGTTCAAAATCAGGGACAGCACCGCGAGGAATCACTGGTGATTCTATCGCGATGAGTTCTTCGTCGGCTTGTGCCTGACGTTCGCGGATGCCCTTGAACCCTCTAACCTTGCGACCAATGTGCTCGAGGTGTTCCTGCGAGTTTGCGTAGCTGTGAGCGTTTCTTGTCCTGGCCCCTGTAGTTTCCCCGCCTCGACGCTTTGCGTCGTCTATACGGCCTTTGCGGGCCTGTGAGATGGCTTCCTGTGCAATCTCCCACTCTTCGGATGTAAGGCGTGGACGCGGCATGTCGTGCGGCCTTACTTATTAGATGGCTTATCAGCAGAGAAATAGCCGATGGCGAATAGCGCCAAAGAAATAACAGAGTTTGTAACGATCTCAGGAATGTAGAAGCCCCAGATGGCATGAACGCCATAGGCAACAGCAGCGACGATTCCCGAAACGGTTGTTTTCCAGTCCTTCATGAGAAGACCCTTAATGATTGAATACAGGTGTCTAACTATTCCGAATATACTTGGCTTCGCTTTTGAATTATCCACAACCTCGGGCTGTTCCATGTTGAAGGGCAGCCTGTTCACTGGTATCATCGTGCCGAACTCGTGCGGCCTCTCTATCTTATACCGCAGCTCGACTCTGGTGATAAGTGGCTCGTCATGATTTGACACGCTTATAGGCTTTCTTTTGTGCCGTATTAGCAGGATTCGTGCGCTCCTCGAGGACGACCAGCCGCTGCAGAATCTCGACGACCTTGCTCTGCAGTGCTTCCTCGCTGCGCTTAAGCTGAATCAAGTCCTCACTAGTGTACTTCAGCGACTCCGTCAGACTGATGACAGTATCGCGTGTGCTCTTGTGCTCACTGACTAGCGTCTTGAGCAAAAACGCGATAACCGAAACGATGCTGGTCAGCACCAGCCCGATGACTGATTCTATCGTCATGCCTGCTCTCCGTTATTTGGTATTGCGCGATAGAAGCGGGATTCGCTTTCTTCCCACCAGTCACCAATACCAGCCCAGTCGTTTTCGATCATGATAGCCCCATCGTCAGGCGGCTGCCATGTGTTTACGTCGCCATTCCATAGGCAGGTATTATAGACAACATTGTCCTTTACTATTGCGTATCGTTTCGCTTCCATTATCACGCTCCGTAATACTCTACAACAAAACAAAGGCCGTCGCCACCATTGCCACCTGCTCGCGCAGTAAACCCATTATATGCAGCGCCACCACCACCGCCACCAGCGCCCTTGCCACCATTGCCACCTAAGCCGCCATCTTGGCTAGTAGTGCCACCAGCGCCACCAGCCCCGCCCGTGCCCATGCCGTTGGTTGTCGAATTGTCAATATCGAATAGTAGATTCGTTGCAATGTCGTTAGTTCCAGACCCGCCGTCTGGGCTTAGTGTCGTACCCCCTGCGGGTCCATTTACTTGGACAGCCATATCACGTAATTGCCCGCCGGCCCCACCGTTGCGTGTTTGGTTCCCTACTGAGATACCACCGCCGCCACCACCTCCCGCACCGCCGGAAAGTAGCAACCCTGTCCCGCCCGAATTGGAAGTCACAGTGATTTGACTAAAGCCACCGCTGCCACCATTTGCGGCGTACGGACTATAACGAGGTGTGCAGCTATCTATTGAGCCGCCGTTGCCTCCGACACCGTTCGCCGCACTGCCAGCGAGTCCATTAGTTCCGCGATGTGCGCTAACTAAACTTCCGAAGGTTGTTGTGCCGCCCAGAGCGCCATTATTGCCATTTGTCGTATTTGTAGCATTAGCCGCACCGCCAGCCCCACCACTTCCGACCGTTATAGAGTATGTTGCCGATGTTAGTGTTGCCGCCCTAATTATTCTGCACGCATAAGAACCTCCACCACCGCCACCGCCGCCATAGCGAGCGGTACTTGCGGCGTCCACCCTTCCACTTCCACCGCCGCCGCCTGCTCCGACGCAGAACACCAACACGCCCCAAAAATTCGCGGCCGTTGGTTTTGTCCAAGTGGCGTTTGCTGTGTATTCATTTATAACTGGATTAGTACCTCCACCGCCTGTAGCTGTCAAATCCGTTTCTGTCCCGGCATCGTTTTTGAAGTATAGCTTTCCATCTGTTTTGGCATACACAATACCATAGCCGGAAGCAGGCGTTGCAGGGCTAGTGCTTTGCTCACTCAATACAGCCGATGCGCCTGCAATTAAGCTATCGCTATTCGGTAGCTCTGCAAGTGCGCTAGGTGTTGTTATCGGTCTTTTGTCTGCCATTACGTTAGCTGTGTTTCGGTTCCGGCATCATTGCGAAAGTATAAATTACCATTGGATTTGCAGTATAGAATCCCGTAGCCACTCGCAGGCGTCGAAGGTGTCGATGCCTGCTCACTGAGCACAATAGAAACGCCGAACACTAGCGAGTCGGAATTGCTTAACTCTGCTAGTGACGAAGGCGATACTATCGGTCTTTTGTCTGCCATTACGCAAGCGTTATAGGCATCATTGGCTTAAATACTACGGCTGTACTAGAAACCCCGATGCCGATTTCCTGTGACAAGTACCCCGCAGTTGTTGGAGCCGTTGCAGTTGATGCGCCCGCAGTTGATCCGCTGAGATAGCGAGGAACGCCCGGAGTGATTGACGTAAGGCCAGTGATATCTCCGCTCAAATATACCGTCGCATTTGCAGGGCTTGTCACCGCGTCCAATACGTAACCATGTGCGCGGCGTCCGTTACTTGCGTCTGCCTTGCGTGCCTTGCGTGTTCCGGCATCATCGAAGATATTTACAAGATCGCCTGCGCTCAGGTTCTCGGATGTTGCCATAACTTCCGTATCGGCTCCGATTCCTGACGGCATCATCGACGTGTCGATCTTACCAGACGAATCCAGACCGATAATTTTGCCGGCATCGCCAGCGCCTGCCGACGTTGTTGTTGCTTCGACTTCAGCGAGTTGTCCGCTGTTGTTCTTTATATACTTTGCTGCCATGTTACACCGTTTGTATAATTGTGTCGATGTCGATTAAAATCTTTGTTGCTGTTATTGCTTTTGCTACATGCACGACTATAGAGCCACCGCTCGGTGCTGTCTGTGTGAGCACTCCGTTAGCGCCCAAATAGATAGCGCCCTTTGTCCAGTTCCAAGATGCGTCGGAGAGTTCGCCGGTAGTCTTGACTGTTATCGTATCGCCAGAGCTGCCCGCTGTTGTGCTTATGCCAATGACCACAGCGTTTGCCAGCGTGTCAGGCGTAGCATATACAGCCTGACCATTCCCGTCTGTTGTTATGCAGCGCAGTGCAGAGATAGACTCACCAGCAACGAGGCTGGTGTCAATGTTAGCCGCGACAATACCACCCGACTCAATATCGAGAGTCAGGGCTTGCGTGACTATGTTCACCGTCGGCTTGTTCTCGACGATGTCCACAATCAGGTCGTTGTCTAAAACATTGACCGTCGTGCTCAAGATGTTTGCTCCGAGAGTACCGTAACCAAACCACGCAATAGCTCTGTTGTAGTTCCAGAGATCGTTACCTCAAGGTCCCAATTGTAAACCTTGCCGATCGTTAAGCCTGCCGTCGTTGCTGATGTCAGTGAAATCGAGAACGTACCAGCAGCAGCATTCACAGTCGTGATCGTCAGCGAAGCGGCAAGTGTTCCGTCGACCTCTCGTATCTGACCAGCGAAGGTGTAACCAGAGATATTTGTCGTGGCTCCGTTCACCTTATACGTGATCGTCCTCGCAAAGGCAGCGCCCTTACGAAGTTCTAAATCTACCCTTGCACCTGAACTGGATAACGTGACCATCTTGATTCCTGTGTGCTGACCTCAGAGGCCGAAGCCCCTGAAGTCAAGACACTTAGTCCTTGATGATGTTTGCAGCAAGGCCGCGCTCTGTTGCGCTGTTGATTCCTTCACCGTTGTAAAGTACAGCGATGCAAGAACCGAACGTTCCTGTAGAACCGTCGCCAGCCGTAGCAACTACGTCAATATAACGCTTGCGACCTGCGAGGTTTACGAAGAAACCGAAAACCTTGTTGTCGTCCGTTGCTGATGGCAGTGACGGAGCACCTGAAGCGCCATAGACGCAACCTGTAATGTCTCCGTAAGCTGAATCGTCATCAGCTTCCTGCAGCTTGAGGGCTGCCATTGCAATGTCAGTTGCACCGAGGCTGAAGTAAACTGCGAGCTTGCCGTAGCCAGCCGTGTCGATGCTGTTAGTTGTAAATGATGCGTTGTCTACGATAGCCGCCGGTGGCGTAACGTTGACAACCTTGACGTTTTGTAGTGCGTTCATGTTGTCACCTTATGAGTTAATAGTTACGAAACCAACGATAGGACCTGTCTCACGGCTTGCTGCCGTTGCGTTGTAGTTGCCCATCTCGTGCACCTTGATGTCGAGATATTGCGTTGCCTTGACATAGATCGTGTCTGTATCAAAGCCCTTGCTTGCATCCTGCTTGATGGCTGTCGTCATGCGATCGCCAAGCGTTGCAGCTTGTGACAGGTTGCCGAACCATGCGAAGACTTGTGAGTTTCCGTCTGTTCCAGGCATTACATCGACGAACTCAACAGGATAGCCGAACAGACGCTGGCCGAAAGAACCTGCGAGTTCAGCTGCTGTGCTGCCGCCTTGTGCGTATGCCAGGCGCTCTGCTGTCTCACCGAAGGCAACCTTGTTGAAGTACCACTTTGCACCTGTGAGTGCGTATGTTGGAACCTTGCGCATACCTGCGATGAGGTTGCCCATTGTTACTTCTGCGAACGTATTGCCAGCACATACCTGGGCCGAACCGAGGTAGCCCTTGTGCGTGTCGTTTGTCCAAGTTCCACCACCGTCTGTGAGGACCTTCTGGAGCTTGCCGTAGAGACCGAGGACGCCGCCGTAGGTAGATGTTGCATCACCCAAGAAACCAGCTTGGTCTTCCTTCTTCGCGAACTGACGGGCTACTGACTCGGCAAAGCGAAGGCCGAGGTTCTGTGTGCTGTTCATCACGAGTTCTTCAGAGAGAACTGCGAGAGCATACATCTTCTTAGCGTTCAGTGTTACTGCATCGAATGACATGTCAGATGATGACAGTGTTCCCGTCTCTGAGCCCCAGTAAGCCGTCACGTCATCACCTGTGCGGAAGATGCGGATCGACTCCGAGCCCATAGGCTCTACACGGACATTGCGACGGAAAGCGCCGTAGGTGTCCTTGAGATTGATGATGAGGCTTGATGTCTCCGTTGGTACAAAGATTCCACCTGTGGCGTCGTTGCCTTGTGTGTGTGTCTTGTAATCTACGCCAGTGACTTCAGCGTACTTCTGACGAGCAGCTTCGTTCTGGAGACCGCCAACAAAGAGGCCTGTCACGTAAGCCTTGTATTCAGCTTCTGGCATGTTTGCCTTTGCTGATGACTCACCAACCTTGATGTCTGATGTCTGTGGGAGCTTGTTCACTGCTGTCTTAACTTCAGCAGCACGCTGTGCGTTCTTGGCCTTGATAGCGTCGAACGACTTGATCTCTTCGGCTTGTGCCGTCAGGCCGTCGATCTCTTCATTGAGAGTCTTGGCAGCCTTCACTTCATCCATCGACGGCTCTGTCTTTGCGAGCAGTGTTTCAAGCTCGGCAGACTTCGCAACGATGGTGTCGTTGATCTGTTGCAAGTTCATTGTTTGTTCCTTTTGTTTACTAATTGACGCAAGGCTTCCATTTCCATAGCTGCCTTTGCGTTCACTGGTTGTGCGGACTCGATGAGGCCCTTGATGCTTTGCACCGCAGAGGCCAGCGTGTCCATGAGTTCGGTCAGGCGTGTTACGTTTGCCGACGATAACGTTCGCCCTTCCTTGAGTCTGATCTCAGCACGTTCGTTCAACCTCGTGACAACACGCTCGACGTCGGCTCCGACGTCAGCAAGGTCGTCATTGAGTCCCTTGGCACTGATTAAAGCAGTTTCTGAGTTAGCTCCAAAGAGCACAGGAGACCACTCATAGAGTCGTCCCTTGACAAGTTCACGGGCTCCGTCTGGGGAATAGCCTTCCTCCATCACAGAGTAACCGATCGAGAACTCGTCGATGATGCCTTCCTTGATGTCGCTGTAAGTCTCACGGCCTCGCTGGGTGTTCATGTTGAACTGGCCCTTGATATACAGGCCGCCAAGGTCCTTGAGCTTCTCAGGCAGCAGGGCATCACCTGGCATAAGCTCACGAGCCTCGAGAGTTTTGGCCACTGGTGTTTTCCAGTCGTGTGCCCATACGCCTTTGGGTAGCTTCGTGCGAAGGGATTCGTCAAAGAATCCAAACTTCACACGGTCGCCATAGCTGTCGACGTTATTAAATACCGATACAATAGCCTCGATGACACCGTTGTCGCCTTCGGCCTTGGTTTCAATATCAAATGATTTGCGTTCTATCTTCATTGTTTACGTTCCCCGTAATGATGCGAACTTGCATAGTGTTCGCGTGTAATTATCCACAATTTGCAGGGGCTCACCTTGAAACTTCTCGGTGTTTCACCTTGAAACTTCTCACACGGCCCTGCGAGCACGTGCGAAACATCGGCAGTTGACGGAGTTTGCAGCGCTGAGGCCATCGCCTGCAGGGTATGGTGTCTGTTCACCGCCTACTGTGAATAGCCCGTTGTCGTCCTCTAAACTGTCATGTGCTGCAGCGTGCGCAGCCCGTGCCCCTGCCAAGGCTGCCCATGACCTGCGGATTCCACCCAATTCATCCCAGACCGATTTTTGTGTTGCACCTGTTGTAGCTGTTACCGTCGTGCGTGCGATCATGTTGGCTCGGGCCTGACTGATGCCCTTGACCTTGTCGAATAGCAGTTTGCTCAGTTCCTCATCTGATATACCAGGGTTCTCGAGAACAACCTTTTGCACGTCCGCACGGAGTGTTGGGACGCTGTCGGATATCTTGTTAGATGACTCAATGATTCCAGCCTCACGAGCTTTGGCAAAGTCTCCAGGCTCTGCGTCCACTTCCTCCTGGGCTAACTTGATGACCAGCTCGACAAGCTCCTCCCTGTCCGTCTCGGTTTCCCGCAGGAACTTCTCAGTCCAAAAGTCCTCGCTGAAGTCCTCGGCTTTTGTTTCTACAGCCCATGCCGATTTGGTATCACGTAGGTAGGTGGCGAGCTCCATCGCTACCATCGACCATGATTTTGCTATGCGGTCATCGTAAGGCTTCAGTGCCTCGTCGTACTGCTTGCTATAAACATGCGAGTCTGGATGTTGCAGCCATGACTTCACGTCGCTCTTGAACAGCGCCTTCTGCTCGTCTTCAGCATTCATCTGCTCGACTAGCTTGGCACTCCAGCGCTGACCAGCATCACCACCCCACAGAGCCCATGCAATGCGACCAGCAGAAGGAAATCCCTCCTGACCTGGTGACCACCCTTCGCCCTGCTTGTCGACCTCGTGCCGTGCAAAGTAACTGTTCATGCGCCTCGCCGTATCTGGCGAGATAGCACGTCCATTGCTGAGGTCTCGAGCTCTGGCAACACCTACAGCCGTGCCGCCTCTGTTATACTCACGACGCCACTCGAGGCCCTTGGCTGCCTCATCACGGACGCCCTTGGGTGGTAGAAAGTCTATGCCTTCATATTGCTTGCTATCGATCTCTGGTATGTCTGATGGATTCAGCGTATCAATACCAAGGCTGCGGTACATGGCACGGGTCTCTTCGTCATTGTCAATAGCCAAATCTACAGGATGCATCTCCTGTATTTTCTTGGCTTTGTATTCTTTCCAGACTATCGTGGGCGCTGTTGTGTCGTTAAGGTGCAGCTCGTCGTATTTGACGCCAGCATCCTCGAGCTCTCGTACAGTGCGGTCACGGTCGTCAATCATGCGACCGGTCACGATGTGTATCATGTACTCAGCGTGCTTGGCATTGACGTAGTCGATGACGTTCTGCTTTGGGTTGCCTGTGCTCGTAAGCAGTGTATCGTCGATGTCTACGATTACGGCTTCCTCTCCACTCCTGATTTTTGTTGAGATACCACGAAAGCCACGCGCCTCAACAGGCACAGCGCCTCCGTCGCTGGAGTTGTCACCGTTCACATTTGCATCTTGAGTCGACACGGCCTCGGTCGCAATAGCATCACCAGCAAGTGCCTGAACTGTGGACAGGTCGAAACCGATCTCGACACCATAGTCAGGGATGGCGAGCTGTGCATTGATCTGGTCAGCGAGCATATTCCAGAATGGAACACGCACCATGTTTGTGTAGTCTTTAGAGGCCTGCTCGAAATTGCTGTAGGTACTCTGTGACAGACCCATATGAGTCCCTGCGATAATAGGGTGCACCTTGTAAGCACCGCAGATACGGGTCTCGTACTGACCGAACGTGTCAGATAGACCGAGCTCGTTCCAGTCGAGGGCTAGGCGCTTGACGTCCTTCACGCCCCACATGATACCAACGGAACCGCGACGGTCTCCACCATATTTGCGCTTGAACGAACGCTCGGCAAGGCTTACCTGCTCTGGTGTCAGCTCCTCATCGTAGACCACGATGGTCTTGGGCATGGCGTCGTTCTTGTGGATGTTGAACACCGTGGCACTGGCTTCGTTGTAGCCCTCAATAGACTGCGCAGCAAGCTCGACAGGCGAGCCGCCACCAAGTGGCTTCTCGGGGTCGTACCAGAAGCCCACGATGTGCACGACGTCTTCCTTCGGTACGGAGTAGGTTACAGCACCGTTGTAGTAGTGATAATAATCGACATCACCCCATCCATCATTCACAGGCGCGAAATGCTTATCTGAATACCACCTGATACCTATCACAGCACCCGAGGCATTGCGCAGCTTGTAGCCGTAGGCATTGCCACCGATGCACAGGATGGTCATGATCTCTGACATAGTCACTCGCCACTGGTTACGTGTGAGCATGGTGACGATAGGGTCGTCATAGCTGTAACCTGATGGAGTGACCACACCGAGCTGTGCCTCGGGCATCATGAGTGAGTACGTGATAGTGCAGGCCTGTGCTACAGGATTAGCCTTCCACATCTTGTAAGCTCCAGACCAGTTGACTATTGGTGTGAAGCTGTGCTTTGTCCATACCTCCTCGAGCGGCATAGGAAGGTCGTTCTGTGCAACCTCGCCCGATGGTGAGATATACTGTTTTATTCTAGTTAGTAAGCTCATATTGTTCTATTGCTTGGAAAATTTGAAATGCTACCTGTGGAACGATTGCGTTCCCGTAGCCCTTTATGCTTTCTCTTCGCCACTTTGGAATGGTAATACCGTCCAGTTCGGTGGGAATCCCATCATCTCCGCCACAAACAGGGGGTTGAGTTGGGAAGTTGTACCAGAAGTCCTGCTTATCTGCCTGCTTAGCGTCACGCTGTGCATGCTGCCTTCCTTGACCTGTGTAGACTTCATCGTTGCCGTTGCATTCGTTGCATCCATGCATGTCGGTGTCGGTAGCAATCCACTCTTGGCTAGTTGTGGCAGAGCTGCACCGTACCTGACTCCCTTGCTGTTGACGTTCAGCCCGTTCTCGTCCAGCTTCCTGTTGCCCCTTTCCAAATCCGAGGCTTTCGGAGTAGGGAGCAAACGCATCATTTGCACTTGTTGCGTTAGCCCCACTTGCGCTAGGCGTCCCGTGTGTTTGTCGTAAGCTCTTTTCCCTATTTCCGCAGGTTCCCCAGTCTTGGTTACAAGACGGGTGTTCTTGATGCCTGGTTCCTGTGCTGACGGAGTACGCAACAATCCAGATCCTGTCTCTTCTGTGGGGAGCCCCGACGGCTGCAGCTGGAATAATAAACGGTTGTACGGCGTAACCTTCAGCTTCCAGCTCAGCAGACACCTCTTCGAGTACCACGCCCCCGTTCCAAGTAGTAAGCCCGAAAACATTTTCGCCCACGACGCAGCGAGGTCTGATTTCTCGAATAGCTCGTAGCATGTGGGGCCAGAGGTGACGATCATCGTCTTTCCCTTTGCGCTTGCCTGCCGCGCTGTACGGCTGACAAGGGAACCCGCCTGTAAGGATGTCGATTTGGTCGGCATGTGCTGTGAACTCCGTTTGTGTAACATCGTGGTAACTTATCGCATTCGGCCAGTAATGGTGCAATATCTTACGTGGGAATTCTGCCCATTCACAATGGAATACATTACTCCATCCCATCCACTCCGCAGCAAGGTCGAAACCACCTATGCCTGAAAATAAACTTCCGTGTCTCATAAAAATACCACCCCAGCACCTTGCGACTTTACAGCCGCCATCTCAGCGTATACGAGAGCATCCACCATATCGTCGTGGTTGCCCTCAGGGAAAGAAAGTAGTTCCTGTTCGAATGATGGATCCAGCCCGCGCACGTGTGTGACCAGCAGCTGCTCATACCTTGCCAGTAAGCCGTGGAAGCGTGTTACCTTATCACGGTCTGGCTTGACAGCCTTGACAGGTAAGGATGTCTTGCGGAGTAGTTCCTGCACGACAGCGACCTGATATTGGACGGCCTCGATGTTGATCCGTGACGGGTTCCACTTGCTCGCTAGGCTCTGCACGCCTTGGACTACCTCATGGAATCCCACCTTACCACGCCACATGTCTAGCACATACCTACGGCCTGAATCCTTGTCATAGCCCACAACAGCGATGGCAGTGTAGTCTGCCGTGTCTGATTTGGAGATCGCTAAGTCTACACCCATCCCGATCTTGAGATCCCTAGGCACCTGGTCGCTGTTTACATACGTTATCATCTCACGTTTCACCAAAGCGCCCTGCACGTCCACGAACTCGGCTAGGTATTCCTGATTAAACACAACCGTCGGCGGTTCGCGACGTGCCGCCTCGATCTCGTCTTGTGCTATATAAGGATTCACACTGGTAGGCATCCGAAAGGACGCATAAGTCTCGTCTAACCTAGCACGTTCGTAGATAGCGTGGAAATCATTACGGCCCTTCGGTGTCGAGAAGAAATAGCCGTCGCCCTTGTAATCTGTTAGCGTTGGTCGGATCGCCTCGTTCCAGGCGTCCATGAAGTTCCTAACCATCGCCACCTCATCACATACCACCCGTGCGTACTTACGACCTCGCACGCTGTCATAGGCATCTAATGACCAGCAGTCGATCACACCACCCGTCTCGATGGTAAGCCTCTTCTCCTGTTCACTTACACTTGTAATGATAGGCTGCAGCGTTGTCTTCAGCGCTTTCCAAACATCCGATAGCATCTTATACGTTGGTGCGAAGTAAGCACACGGCCTGCCCATGATAGCAGACTCAATGAGCAGGGCTTCTGCCATAACAGTCTTACCAAAGCGACGACCACATGCCACGGTGTTGAAGCGTCGCCTGTTCCGCAGGATGAGCTTCTGGCCGTCATGTAGTTGTGCGTCAATAGTTATCATTGTTTAGGCCCGATGGCTATAATCTCTGCGTCCTCGATCTGCTTTGGTTCTTCATGTGTTGGAGCCAGCACGATCCGTATATCGGTCTTGCCTGACACTTCCGTGGCTGCCTTGTCCGTCTGTGCAAGGTGTTGCTTGCCTAACCAGATCAGCATCGTGTTGTCCCCTGATAGCGCCTTCTCGATCTGTGTCTGTGCTAGGTTGAACCTTACGTCGTTACGTTCGTTCTCAATCATAAGACCATAGTCGGACTTTAGTTCAGACACTGGCACGTCACGACCGAGAAGAACAGAGCACCACCTGGACAGAGCTGTCCAGCCTAGCATAGCACGGGCGCGACGTTTTAGTTCTGCCTCTTGTGATGGTGTAAGATTCACAGTTGTAAAGATATCCTTGACAATTGTTTACTTATCCACAATTCACAGGCCATGCACTAGCTGGGCATAGTTCACACCACGCAACTGACTGACCACTGACCTGATGTCCGTGTACATCAAGATCCCATCCTCGATAGAACGGATGCCATGCAAGACAGTGCTGTGGTGTTTACGTGAGTGCTGTGCTATCGTTGTAAGACTCCATCCGTAGTGCTTACTCAGCACATACCATGTGATCGAACGAGCACGCACTGCCCCTGCTTTCCTGTTGTTGGCATATACCTCTTCGGGAGTAACTCCGAGAAGACTGCAGGCATCGGCTAGTATAAGGTCGTATAACATACTTTCCCCTTTGTTAGTTATCTCTCACAAATTCGACGGCTTCACCTACCGACCTCACCACAGCGTAAGGGACACCATAACGCAGGCAGCAGTCACTAAACTTATGCTGGCTTGGTGAGGTGCGACCTGTCGCTGTCTTGACTTCCAACATCCACGCCCTGCCATCACGATAGACAGCAAGGTCAGCATGGCCGCTGGTCGCGTTTATATTGACCACGCGGTATGATGCCAGCCTCGTGCCGTGTTCAAGGTTCTGCACGCTGCTATTCACTCTTATGACCATGTAGCCTAGCATCTCGAGTTGTGATGCTATGGCCTTCTGTACTTCACGCTCGGGAATCTTGCCAGCCTTGCGTTTTGCCAACTTAGCAGCCTTCTCGGCTCTTATCTTATCCAACATCTCGTGTTCCTTAGCATCCCAGTCGAGATCGTCTAAGTACCTTTCTTCACTCATACCAGCCCCCTATGGTTAAAACAATGCCATTGTCCATCGTGTCCTTCGAACCACGTGTAGTCGTGCACGTTGCTCTCATACATCAGGGACAGCATGGTCTTCCCTGCCCTGACTCTTTGGCGTTCGACTACAGCGGATTCCAGCACTTCCTGTGTTGGTATTATCCTAGCTTCCGTGGTCTCAAATTGTGGGATAGGTGGGGCGTCGTCAGGTAGCACACCATCCCAGGCATCGCCTGGAGTGTGACCGAAGCGTTTATAGAACTCCCAGTCCATCCGTATAAGTTCGTACAGGTTGCTGTTCTTTGTGGCTTGAACGGCTATTTCTACGTTGTCAGGTTGCAAGGTTGCCGAAACCGTGGCAACCGAGCAGAATCTCGCTAAGTCGTATTTCTCCCAAATACTTAACAGCACTTCCGAGGGGGTCAGGTTGTCAGGGTTGCATGGTAAAATTGCAGTTTCACATTTACCTTTTACATTTATTTCCACTAGATTATATATTATCTTACAACCTAGCAACCTAGAGAAGTAAGTATATATAATATAAAGAGATAAGTCGGTTGCCACTTGCAATTTTGAACTGGCAACAACGTTGCAACCTGACAACCTAGGACTGGCAACCTCCTGCAAAAGTCCCATCTCGACCAGTTCTTCACGTGTGAATAGCATCAGAACTCCTCCTCATGAGGTGTAAATGGATTGTGCTGTGTGTTCTTTGCCTGTATAATGACGTTATAGCCCCTTCGCGTGCCCGTGGTGGTCTTTTTAGCCACGCGGGGTATGTTTGCCTTGGCTAAGGCCCTTCCGAGCCCGTAGATGAACTTGTCGTTGATGTTGAGGGAGACCTTCTCCTCGTCATATACACGGTTAGCTAATTGACTGGCCACCTCTGATGTCGTCAGGAACGGCACGTGTGCCCCCAGAGATGCAGGCTTATGGGTGACGTACTTAGTCACAAGGTCGTCATACTGACTCAGAACCTCGAAGTGCTTATTCCAGTCGTTGATCTTCTGGATCTCTCGATCGTCGAACCAGTAGCGTTTGCCTTCTCGATAGTAAGCCACAACCTGAGACCACAGACCGTCGATGTCAAACTGCCGAATCCCAGTAATGTCGATATTGCCACCCACTGGGATAACAGGAAAGCGACGTGATCCCGTCTCGTCGTTCAAGAAGGTGCGTCTATTGACAGATCCAGCAAAGGAGCAGCGTCTGGCGTATGTGGTCTCATACTTATCGTATGGCGATCGCAGTCGCATGGTGTCAGATGTTATGATGGCTTTGATGGACTCATGCTGTTTCTTGGTCATGCTTTCGAGTTCGTCATCTACGACCATGAACGAGCGTGCTATTATCAGTTTGACGTCTTTGTCGTCTGATATACTACCTTCATGGTAGTAATCCTGCCGAAGTTCTACAGGGCAGAGGTGACGTAGATATGTGGTCTTACCAATACCCTGTCCCCCCTGCAGAATGAGCATAATGTGGTTCGGCTTGTGATCGAGAGCGCCTGCAACGGCACCGATAAGCCACTTCTCAATAATCATTTCGAATATGGCGTGCTGCACTTCGGCTGAATTGTGCTTCCCATCATCCAGATCTTCATCGTGTGGCAAAAGTTGCACATAATCACGGATGAAATTGCGATCTCCAGCCTTCCACTCTGGCAAACCTTCGAAATAGGACTTGATAGGGTCGTGTTTAGGCACAAAATCCGAATCCAAAACCTCGTTCAAGCGTTCCTTCGTGATCTTGATGCCTATCTTCCGCATCTTCCGTAGTTGCGAGTGAACCCAGTAGTCTGTCAGGGCTTCATGTTTGACGTCAGCCTCGCCTCGGAGCTCGATTTTATTGGTGATGACGTTCTTGCGGAACTCATAACCACTGGCTAAGTAGCTTTCGACCTTATCGAGGATTTCGGTGGGATCTTTCGTCTCAAGACGGATGATGTCCTTAGGTACTTCGTAGCCATGCAGTTTGGCGTAATAGTACAAGGTGGCTGTCGTAACTCTGGTTAGCTTATTACGAAGCACCTCAGAATAAGTAAGCCCACCAGCACAAGGTGACCACTCCTCGAGGATTTGTGCTGCCATCTTATCATCTCCAAGAGCATGTGCAACGGCAGCACATACCTTTTTCCACTGGATGTGATCTTGATGCTTAGGTATTACTCGTAGCATAGCCCTGATCTGATCGACATTCGGCTTTGTGCCACCGAAGGCGTTGAAGGCTATCTCAAGATCACGTGCTTCCTCATGGCCGTCGATCATATCGGCTATCTGATCCATGGTCAGGATATTCCCCCAGGCATGGACTTGCGCGTTCTTAGCCCCAAACCATATTCTTACAGCATCACGTGCGTTGGTGTCACCTTCGAACCGTTCGGCAAGGGCTGTAGTGATGGCTTTGTAGTCCTTAGCGTTGCGTATGGGTTCCTCAGTGATGAACATAACACGATAACGAGGATTAGCTGCCGTGTGTGAGGCTGTTGTGTATGCAAAAGAGGCGTACTTTCGGAAGTAAGCATCGTCTGCAATCTCTTCGAAGCTACGCTTGCCACTATCGACATCCACACCCACGATCTGTGCTGATTTGAAAGCGTCGCCGTTACGCTTGGCATAGCCTGTCTTCTGATCGACGTGCAGATCAGCACAGCAAATAGGATAGCCGTGAACTGTTAGGTGATTGATGATGTCATCCGTCACCATCTCCACAGGCGACAACTGAGCACTGAGTGCCACCCAGTCCTGTCGTGTCGCGGCTTTGTTTACGACCGTTCTGTTGATACAGAGTTTTACTATTTGCATGGTTTGGTTCTCCGTGTTAGATAAATTTAAAGGCGTTTTTTGCTTTATTTACAGATTTGACGACATCATCAAAATTTTCTGCCTCATCATCATACCCAGGTGTTGAATAAAATCTGAATTCATCAAACAAATAATAATTAGTCAATATGTAGTATCGGTGTACTAAGTGAGGAGAACAAAATTCTTTGTATGGCATTGGATCATAACAAACTGATTCATAAGATTTTGGTTGTGGGCTTCCAATTAACTTTAAACATTCACTTTCGGTTTGCCACACTAGTTTATTTACCAAATCTGCAGCAGTCTCATCGAACTCCGATGGTTTAACCTCTGCCCACATTTCTACTTGTGGTAGATAGAAATCAGGGAGATAATCCGTACCATCCTTAAAATCAAATCTTTCCATCTCGTATTCATATTCGATACCAATGCTATCAAAATATACGGCCCACCTTGCTTCTAATCTTGAACGGAAAGTAATGCCGTTGTATGTGGTTGGCTTTGCGTAAATCATTTTGTGTTCTCCGTGTGTTGTCAGTTACTGGATAATATACCATAGTATACGAAGTGCCATATATGCTATGCCAAACGCCACCATACCTATGGCAGCAACGGCAGCGACAAAGCTGATGATGGTGGCGTGCGTCACGGCTTTACGTGCCCACGGCGGTAGTGGTGATCTGTACAGTTCGCGCTCTTTGTCGATGGCTCTGCGGAAGTCATCCCTGTTCATATTCTTTGTCCTTGATACGGTGAATAGCTTCGTGTAAGAGTGCCACTAAATATGGCGGAAGGCCGTACAGGTCAGCGCTGACTTTGTAGGCCTTGAGGTGCATTGCGAGTGTGTGGTCCTCGAGTGTTGAAACGTACTTGAGCGTTTCAATCGGTGGTGTGTTTTCTTTCGATCTCATGACTGTTCCTTCTGCAGCTCTGACGGCATGTAGAAATAACACTCATCATTGTAGTTAAATGGTGGCGTTGTGATGACCACGCTCGGATTGAACTCAATCTCACCGCGCTGCTCTGCACGCTGCATACTATCATACACCACCCACCTGGCGCATTGTTCTTTCTTTGGACAAGGCCCACCAATGCAAAGGGCAATGTCGAGGTTTAGGTTCATCACTGTTGTCCTGTTGTGTGTTATAAAAAATAGGGCCGCGGCCTTCCACAACCACGGCCCCTGTTCCAATTTCCACTTCCCTGAGCTTTGTCCAGGGTTATGGCTTCCGCTAACCAATACATCGCAGGGGCTTACCCTGCTTTGTATAGTTAGTGAAAAGAGACCTCGGCTGGTTTGCCGTAAACGTTCGTATAACTGAACTGATCGACGACTGGTTTGCACCGCTTGAGGATTGCCTGTATGGGACCTCGAACGTACTTTACAGCTCTCTCAATCTGATCGGTTTCCTTCTGCAGCTTCTCACGATGCAGCCGTGCGATCTCATCGCGTTGCTTCTGTAGGAAGTTCTCCATGATCTTGGCCTGTTCCTCAGCAAGGTGACGGCGTACCTGGTCGGCTCGCAGGCTGTCCCGCTGCTGGCGGAACTTGTCAATCACTGCCAACATCGTCAAAGGATTGGCCACAGCCACCTCCTGATGGTGACGTTCTCCATCGATACTGAGCTGCAACAGGACACGTCGTGTTCCGTTGTGCAGTCTTATCGAGATGCATTCTTCGACGGTCATGAAACCAAAACTCTCAACAAGTCTCCAGAGATCAGAAGGGGAGTGCGCCATTGTCGTCCTCCTGAAGTGGTTGGTGTTGCGGTGGTGTGTTCGACGGCATGATTGACGGCTTCTGAAGCTTGGTGAGGACCTTCTGCTTGAACTCAGCGACGAGGAAATCCATCTGCTTGGTGTCGTCCCACTGCTCGACGCCTCGAATTTTCACCTTCTCCAGCTCTGGTAAGGTAATCTTACCTTCGACTGGATTAAGTGGGGAGCAGTATGGTCGCTCGATCTTCTGCCCCTTCTGCAGCACTGTTGCTCCTGTGATGAGCCTGCTGGCGTCGTCCTTGGGGTTAAATGAATACGGCTTGATAGTTGTTTCCAGACTTGCATCCCATGAGGGATTGCAGAGCGCTTGGATGATTGTCTTGGCATAGTTGCTGGTGTACTTGAGAGTGCATACATAGAACGTCGGGGCCTCGAGGAAGGTAAGACGCCACTGCATACCGTAGTCGGTATCTGCAATTGCGATATCTCGAATGATGCCAGTAAACTGGTCGTAGATAAGCTCATGGACAGTGTTTCCGTCCTTGGTGACTCTAGACACCGACTCGCTTGTCGGCTCCTTCAGGCGAATGCGGCATTTGCCGTCGCTGAGGGTGAAATAGGTAGCACTGATAATCGGTGCTGATGATTGAAAACCCATGATGGGGCTCCTAAATAGGTAAATAAAACGGGTTACTTGTGGCTGAAAAAATACGCAGGCGGGACGGTCAACCACAACCAATTCCCGCCCACGGTTTACGAGTGGCCCACGGAGAAAGCCGTCTCGTCGTCTATGTCTGTCTCGTTCCTGTTGAGCCTAGCGTGTGCATCTAGTATTACCTGTGCAGGGTCGACCACCTCGATGGTGGCCTCACCTGGCAAGGTTCCTCCGTATATCGTCTTGATCCTTGGCGATGTCTTCTGTGTTTCGTTGTAGAGTTTGCAGCGGTATTCTATTGCCTGCGATGTGCACTCACCTGTCTGGTCTTTGAAGGTGTACGTGGGGCCTTTGCGCCAGTCCTTTGGTAGCCAGTTGAACGTCTCGGTCACCTGTGGGATGTCGTGCATGTCAGCATGTTCGTTCCATGCCAGCCGATACATCTCAAGCTGGACGGCATAGTCGACGTATACCGATGAGCCGGATTTGAAATCCACAAGCACGACCTTGCCGCCCTTGATCCTGCACACGAGGTCAGCCGTGCCGGCATAGCCATAAGTATCAGAGTGCAGCAGCACCTCAACGGCCAGGGGCTCGACCTCGTAATCACGATACCACTGGTCAAAGCTCATGAGGGCCTTGGCGTGGAACTCACTGAGTGAGCTCATGTCAACGTGCTGGCCTGACATGTAACGCTCGAACAGTACGTGCATCTCTGTCCCACGCTCTGCAGCATCGTCTCGCAGTTTGTTGGCTTCCTCAAAACCATGCTTTGCATACCACTGCATCAGGCCTGGTGGCGTCGGTGAGGTGGCCTTGATGATCTTGGTGACACTAGGATACCACCAGACATTCCCATCGACAACACGGCCGTAGAAACGCTCACCAGCATCGTCGTAGCGGAACAGGGCATCGGGGCGCGGTTGCTGTAGGTTCCAGATCATTCTCCCACCTCCAGCATGTCGAGTACCTTCCAAGCCTTCTCAGCTACCTCGGCGTTGTTGCAGTGCTGCAGCAGTTCACGCATTGACAGACGCATGTCCTCAATCGTATTATCAAACCAGTCGTAAGTGTTCCAGTAGTTCTTGTATGACCAGGATTCTTCTGGGTATCTGTTGCCCTCGATGAGGACCTGCAGGTTGCCGAGGTGGTGTTGTAGTGGGGCACTCATTTGCCACCCCACACGACTGCAGTGTTGTCCGGCTTGATAAGTGGATCAGGCAAGACCATGCCTGCGACGGTGAAGGTCAGCAGGGTGAACAGTGCGATAACGATCAGCGCCCCTGTGGTGTTCTTCTGGCGTTGTGTGCCCTCAACAACAGGGGCGACCATGTACCATGTGCGGCCTTCCATCTTGGCGCGCTTAAACTCGATTCCGAGTAGCATATAAACTCCGTGTAAAAATGTGGTTGTTAGTTGTGTGCAATCTACATTGCGTTTTGATGCTGTGCAAGTCTTTCGTAAAAATCGTGACGATTATTTTTCAGCCAGGTTAGGGCCTTGGTTTCTTCGTCGCTGTAATCGTGTCCCATGGTCATCGAGCCGATGTGGTGACAGTAAGCCCGTGAAACCCATATCGTATGGCCAGCCTGGCGTACGTCCCAACATTGGACGTCATCAGAAAACCAGTTGATCTCTGGGAAGTCTATCCATGACTCGGCAGTGTAGACTGCCAGGATAGGAGAGATCACACCGACGTTGACCATTTGCTGCTCTTCTGGGTAGCTAATCGTCTGCAGGTTTACACGGCCATAGTCAAAGCGTATGTTCTGCGGGCTCATACGCACGTAATCGTGCCTAGCTGCGAGGATGCCAGCAGCCTGATGTTCTACCCTGTCTGACGTCATCAGTAGTTCCCAGTCATTCTGCAGGTTCGACCAGGTATCAGGCCGCAGCACGATGTCGTCGTTGCAGATAGCGAATGTCTTATGCCCTTCCTCGAGCATGGACTTGACAAGAGCATTGTAACCAGCACCGAAACTAGGCTGATTGTACTTCACGTATCGCGTGACCTCATCAGGTACGTATTCAGCGACACTGGCACGAAATACGTGCTCGTGAATCGGTGTGCCTACAGTGCACCAGCCCAGGGCTGTGATCTTATTCTGCATCGTCTTGGCCCTCCCATTGATCGCACTTGTCTTCCCAGTAACGGTATCGTGCTTCCTCATGTATTTCACAGCCGTTACGGAATACGGCCTGGTAAATGCCCTGATGGTAGTCGTCACCTTCAAAGCAGGTGTAATGTTTGCAGTTTTCGCAGGACTTCGTCATCGCTTGCCTCCGTTCTTGGCTGCCTTGATTGCGTCGATCTTGACCTGCAGTAGCTTCAGCGCTTCTGGGTATGTTTTCGCGTCCTTGATCTCGACGCGCTTGCCGTCGACGATGGCGTAAGCACCGTATGTCGTGCGTTCTGTGGACATGTGTCCTCCGTGTGAATGTGGTTGTGGTTGTTTAAATAACACGGCCGGTCGGCAAAGGGATGATTGGGGTCCTATGGAGCTTGCGCAGGAGGCGCCGACCGGCTGTGTGTGGTTTGCAGTGTAGGATGCTGCACCCCTTATTTTTTACGCTAGAACTTTAGCGGCCCAACGTTCGGCCAGTTTGAAAGTTGCAAATGCTCTAAACATGAGTACCTGTTCTTCTCCCTTGTAAATTTGAACATAGGCAGCACGCACGCGGCTCGTACCGCATTTGCTGATATTCACGGCCTTCGTTCCTGATGCGTTTGCAATCGTATACTGTGTCTTTGCGTTCTTATCGACAGTCATCATCTCCGTCTCCCGTGTGGTTGTTTGTGGTTGTAATTTATAGTGCAAAACTACAGAGGCAATACTATACCAGTCAAGAACTTTTTTCAAATTCTTGAAATTATTTTTTAAGTCTAGTAAATACAGGTACTTACAAACCTAGATTTTTAGCTTGCTTCGCCAAATCCTCTGCAAGTTCAGCAGCTCTGCCCTGCGCACCGGTGGCATTTCAAGCTGCAGCATACGCTCGATCGTAGCCAAGAACGCTATTATCTGGTCTCTCATAGTGCCGTGGCTGCCTCCGTAAATACTCGCAGACGCCCTGCAGCAGTAGCGGCATAGGTTACAGACGTGCCCGAGTTAGACAACACCACAGCGTAGAATGTCGAGGACGATGACTGCGTCCCAGTGCGGACATACTTGTTTGGATTGATCGATGCAATCCAGACCGTGTCACTGAGACGCTTGTAGTCGGTGTCTGCAATCGTGAAGATGCCCAGAAGGTTTGTCTTGGCTCCGTTGTAGACAGCCCCTGACGTTGGTGTCGTCGGCGCTGTCGTGTTATACAGCAGCACCAGGAGAGGGCACTTTTTGACGTCGCCAGATGTTGCAGCCGTCTCCTCGAACTCTATCTGCTTGACGATGCAGTGCTGCTCTGTTGTCTGAGCAAGGCCAGATAGCGAGGCCACCGTCGTCGTTAGTGGGTAGTATTGACTCAAAGCCGTCGTTATCAGTGCTCCGAGTGAATACCAGCCGTGATCTGTGGATTCGTCGTAAGACAGCACGTTACTCGCTGTCGGTGTGTTAGGTAGGCAGCTCATAGATTATGGTGTTGAATGGTCAAAAGAATAGTTATTTCCGTTATCTGGTGAGTTCAGGCTGACGTTCTCATAGCAGTTCTCACGATGCGCTGAGATGTAACTATAGAGCGACGTAGGGAACAGCGACGTCCCTGTGTCCGGTGCTTGTCCCTGTACTGGCTTGAACTTGATCTGCAGGACATCGCCAGCCACCAGCGGTACGTGAATACCACCCTGCAGCCTACAGTCTCTTATGTGGTTCTCGCCCATCATATTGTTGTCGACCATGTCGATGGTCTTGTATTGCGTACCGTTTATGAACACAGCGAGCCGTGTTTCGATGACTTGCTTCTGCTGTGAAAACCTGATCGCATGGTAAGCATAGACCCACCACGTACCTTCTCCGTCGGTCGGGCACACATACCTCCAGTCAGGACTGTTACCATACGAGCCGGTGGCCATCGTACCCATCGCCTTGAGTATTTCTGTATCGTAAGGGATAGTATTAAAAGTGTCCATAGTGTAGTCTATGGAGCTTTTCATTTCCCACAAGAACGTGCGTTTATAATCACCGACGTAGTGCTTCGATCTGTGCTCGCTGTCTGCTATGGCCTTGGTTGTCTTGGCTTGGTTGCTGTAGTATGTTTGATTCGTTACGAAGTTGTTGATCGTTATACGATAGTTGATGTCCATGTAGTACTGGTAATTGTAGACATCACCATCAGGGTCGTCTATAGCGTATGCCTGCCCGAACGGTGACAGCCTGCGGCGCTCGAACGCCAGCGATCCTGGTGCTACCTTACGGTTCTGTATTGGGTCATTTATAGGCATCAGCTCACCTCGTTCTGTGTTGTTTGTGCGAGCAGGTAGTATTTGACTTTCGTCGTGCCCTCAAACCAGTTCATCGTTATAGACGTGGGCAGTGCCTGTGACCAGTTCAAGGCCGTGAAGGTATTAGCTACGTTATCCGTAAGGTTATGCCTACCGGCAAGGCCCTGCGGTCTGACGTACTGCGAAGCTGTATAGTTCCACTCCATCTCGGCAGTGGCGTTGTTGTCGTCAGCGAATACGTGCAGGTGCAGCAGGCACAAGGCTGCCGTCATGCTTGTCTGTGTCTGCATGGCTGCCATCTGTACCTGAAACAACGGCTCATTTGAGAAGTCTGCTTTGAAGGCTGCAGGCTCCTCTGATGCCGTCGAAGATACCTTTATCCATTGGTTAGCCTTGGGTCCGTAGTAATACTTCGTAGTTTCGTGCACCTTGATAAGGTCGTTCGTTGTATCGACATACATGATGTGATTCGTCTGCTTGAGCACGTCACTGCGTCCGCTGTTCTTATGGTAGTCCTTCATCAGCACTACAGGCACGTTGTGAACGATAGGCTCAATGTTCATAGACCGTGAAGAACGAGCACCTTTCTTGAGCCTTACAACTTCTGTGAGATCGTCTTGGTTTGTGGTCTCATAACGAACTTCAGCCTTGCCTATATTATCGCCACGCTTGACTATGGACGGCAGCGCGAGCGCATTCTCAATCGACAGCGTCACATCTGCCGTGTCTGTGGTGTTCGTCGTATCGTCACGGCTGCCGCAGATGCGCTTCGGAAACCACGTAGCTGTGATCCTGTCGACACCGGATGTCGTGCGGAAGGTAAACTCGTAGCTGGCCTTTATACCGAAGGCCTCACAGATGTCTCGCATGATGTCGTATACGGTGACATCCTTACGACCCCATCCGAAGTTGTCACCCATAGAGTAGATGCCACCTATTGTCTTGCCGTTATACTTTGGCTCGTAGGCATTGGTCAGAAGATACGCTGTCGTCGATGTTACGGCAGTGCCTATCTGGCGAGGGGTGATATTCAGGTTGCTGATCTTGTAAAGCTCTAGGGCTGTCGTCAGGAAATCGTCGACAACCTGCGACCAGTCGAAGATGTCAGTGGCTGCTGATGCTGTCCGTGCGTAGTTTGTCTTGATGTGGGTGGCCATGCCTGTTCTGATATGGCCGACTATATCGCTGAAGCTGTCTGCACGAGTGTCTGCTATGGCAGTCTGGAACTGCTGCCTTGCAGGGTCGTTCTTCATGCGCACTTGAAACACGTTGCTGCTAGGCTGTTTGGTCAGGCCTTCCTTGCCGTTGAATATAGAGTAGCCTGTCTTTGTCTTCATTGCATGGAACAGCATGTCGACAAGCTGGACATTGTAGGCATAGGTTCCGTCATCGAGTGGCTCAAGGTTTACAGCTTCGACGTTATCCTCGACGCCTGTGAACTCGAGAGAGTAGGTAGCGCCACCAGTGCCACGATCTGAGAATAACATCCACAGATTGCACTTATCCCCGTCGACGGAGGTTTCTATGTAGTACTGAACTGCACTGGGGAGCATATCCCAAGCCAGTTTGAACTGCAGTGTCTGCGGTTTGACCATGCCGTAGGGAAGGCCGTCAAACTCCGCAACCTGATCGCCAAGCTCCAGCAGGCACACATCACCGAGTGTGGTGACAGTGCCACCGAGGTTGGTGTCGTAGGGCAGCATTTCGAGGCGTATGTTCCAGCCGTTCGGGAGTGTACGCTGTATTCTGTAATGTGGCATTATATCAGACTCGATGCTTGACGGAATCGGTGCTTAAGTGTCAACGTCAGGCCGCGTGTGCCGTACTCCTTGCGTAGTTGCGACTCGAAACTATCTAAATACACAGGGTAGACATGGCCTGATGTTGTCGGGCTTGTCCTTGATCCTGCTGTAAATTTTACCCAGAGATATTTCTTGTTGTGAATACCGTCGCTGATTGCGAAGTAGTCGTCAAGATCTACGTCAGTTGATGACGCATCGAATACGAACGGCCAGCACTCGACTGTCCATATCGTCCTCCGCAATGCTGTCCCTATCGAGCCGCCACCGATGTCCACGAGTTGTGACGTCTCAAACTCGGCATCTTCGTAGGGTGCAAGGATAGGACACGAGCCACCTGGGAAGGTCGAAGTGATAGCACTATACCCCGACAACGACGTCAGCGAAGATGCTGCCACCGTGTCGTAAGCTGTCGATGACGTATCTGCATTAGCAGCATATAAATGCATTTGCCATGAACTATTGCCTGCCATGTTATCCTCTCAGGCCGGCGACTGCGGCCCTGTAGTTATCACGTCTGAAAAGATAGGTATCAAGACCTACGTCGAGACCGACGTTCATGCGTCCCTGAATTCCGTCCGGCATCCTGTCGAGGCGCTGACGTATTGCAGCCAGTTCCTGCCTCATGCCGTACATCTCACTCTGAATCTCTGGGTTGGCTATGCTTGCGTTCATCGTCAGTGGCAGCTTGCCTTGATTCATCTGTTCAAGGATGCCTCTGAACTTGCTGGTGTTTTCCTTGTTGATGACGAACTCACCCTTGTGAACGACACCTGCAGGTTGGTACTTGCCACCGTTGCCAGTATAACCACCTTCAGAGAAGCCCTGAACGCCTGCACGTGCTGCAGCGACGATGGCCTTGAGTAATGCTGTGAGTGCTGCGGCCTTGATAAGACCAAGCGTTCCAGCAGAAGCTACCGACTCAGCAGATGCGAGCGAGAAACCAGTAATTTGAGCCACTAAGATAGGCACGAGTGCGTCCAAAGTATCGAGTGCAATTAACAGAAACGACTTGCCAAATTCACTCTGTTCTGTTATTAGCTGTGCAAATGCAGCACCTGCGACATTTGCAAGCTCGTCGTATACATCGCCGAAAGATTTTGCCCCCGCTGCTGCTGTTCCGAGTGCGTTTGTAGTCTCTTGAGTCAAGGCCTTAAATGTTTCATTGAGCTGCATCCTCACAGCTTCAAAAATCGTCGGGACCTTCTCGATAGACTCCGACAATTTATCTACGCCATCTTGGTATGATAGCGTCCCTTCAGATATACTGTCGACGATTTTCTTCGTTGCTTCCTCACTGGCCTTGGCAGGACGTGAGAAGACTTTATTCCAATCGATTTTGGTGATGGCTTGAGTAGCATTCTCACCAAATGTTTTGAACGCTGTCTCATCTAGTGTGGGTTTGATCGCTAACTCTTGCGCTGTAAGCTGCAGCAGGGCAGCCTGACGGCCGAGAGCCTTGGTAAGATCAACAGGCCCCTTGCGTACAAGATTGACCTCACTAATCTCAACCTGTGCAGGGCCCTTGAGTTTTAGGCCCTTGAGTTCGGCGTCAATTTGAAGATCTCTAAAGTCATCGAGAATCGCCTGTTTTGACTCATCCTTCAACAGCCGAAGTTTTGTATCAATAGGAAGCCCATCTTTGCCAAGTTCAATTCTAAGCAAATCCTGAGCTTTTGCTATGCGATCCTGTAGCTGCCCGATGTCGAACTTTTCAAGTTCAAACTTGATATTAACAGCCTCACCAGCTGCCTCACGTCGTGCCAGCGTTAGCTCAAACTCTTTGCGTGCTGTCTTCTGGCTGTCGATGTAGGCATCAAGTGCTTTCTTGGCTGCTTTGTATTGTGAGGTTTCTTTACCATCGGGTGGTGGCACAACAGGTGGTGGCTTCACTGGTGGTGGGTTGTTGATCGCAGTTTGTGTTTCCTCGATTTTACCCAAGGCCTTCAGTTGTGCCTGAAGTGCCGCGTTAAACTTCGTAATACCATCTAGTCGGTCACGTTGATTTTTAATGTTGAGATTGGCATAATCAGCGAAAGCGCTTTGTAATTCCTGGGCTTGCTTTTGAGTCTTTACACCATATAAACGGTTCGCGAAATCAATAGCGAATTCATCGACATTTCCTAATAAATCCTCAAAAACATCTTTGAAATCTTCTAAAGCAACATCGCGTTGCGTAGCAAGCAAAATCCTATTTGCATTTTTTAGTTTTTCCTGCAGACCAATAGCTTCATCACCTAATTTGTTCAGTTCGTTGGTGGTCAGTTTAGATATTTTCTGGACACCATCGAGGTTCTCTGAAAATGTCTTGGTCTGATCGATAAGTTCAGGGTATTGCTCATCAAGTTTGCCCTGTATTTGCTGAAGTTTCTTGTCCTCTTCTGCAGTCCGTTGCGTCTTGCTCGCTAATTCCTTGAACTGCTCAGCAAGTGATTTCGTCTGTTTTACCGTCGTCTGCCGTTCTTTGTTGCCTTGGATCTGTTGTTCGACAAGTTTCTTTTCAGCCTCGGCATTATCACGAGCCTCTTCTGCCGATATGCTCATCGCATCAGCAAGGGCTATGATACCAGCTGTAGCTGCGACAACACCAACAGCAATTAAACCAATTGGATTCAACGCAAGAACTGCATTCCATGCAGCAGTAGCTGCCGAGGCTATCCCCTGACCTATTGCGGCGGCATTTGTAGCAAGCACATAAGCACCGACAGCGGCAGCAGCCGTAAGTAAGATTGGGCCTATAACATCGAAGTTATCGAATACAGCCTTCACAATAGGTGCAAGTGTCTGGAACGCATTTATAAGACCCACCTCGATGGCAGCCTTGAACTTATCAAAACGTGCGGCTATGGTGTCGCTATTTGTGGCAGCCTGTGTAAGAGCTTCCGAAGTTCCCGTAACGCCTGCAGTGTATTCCTTGATTGTATCGACGCTATTGAGGAGAATACCAGCTGCCGAGGCGTTTTCAGTACCGAAGAGCGTCGCCTTGAACGCGGCCTTTTCGGCATCACTTCCTAGCTTATTGACACCACTCTGTAGTTTTTCAAGTGCTGCAGACAGGCCCTGTGTTGTAAGTGTCTTCCCCAGTTCCTGTGCAGATAGTCCGACTTTTTTAAGTGCCTCCTCACCAGGCCCACCCTGCTTAATAAGTAGACCTATGACGTTTCGCAAGGAGATGCCAGCCTCTGATCCTACCTTACCACCCACGGCGAGTGCCTGAATAGCAGCATTTGTTTCTTCAAAGGATAGATTCGCACCCTTAGCAGCGACACCTGCCTGCAGGATAGCCTCTGCAACCTGTGGCACTTCAGCGGCACCCACCTTCGCAGATGCAGCGAGGACGTTAATAAAGCGTCCAGATTCCTGCGCAAGTCGTGCTGGATCACTGGCATCGACACCAAACTGTAGCATGGCATTAGACAGGGCATCTACGGACTGTTTGGCATCTAGGCCCGCGGCTTTGGCGAGCAAATTTACAGACTCTGAAACACTACCAAGAGCTTCGGGAGTCTTGGCAAGATCAGGGCCGAACTTCGAAAGGATAGTCTGGAAAGATTCCAGTTGTGTCGTTGCACTGCCTCCAAATTGAGAGGCCAAGTTCTTAGCGCGCTCTCCGAGGTCGTTCAAGCCGTCACCAGTTACACCTGTGACAGCTGAGACGGACTGCAGGGCAGTCTCAAAATTGGAGCCTGCGGCTATGGCATCAGATAGTCCCTGTTGAAGAACGCCACCTAATTGGGCAGCAATACCTCCGACAAGACCACCAGAAAACGCGCCCTTGAAAGAATCCGACAGCGACGAGGCCGCGTTCTTGCCTGTTGTTTCGGCTACATTCTCGAGGCTCTTGAGGCTTTGCTTAGCACCATCTGTATCGACTACAGCGTCGATATTCAGCGACTTAGCTATCTGATCTGCGGAGGTCTTGGAATCACTAGCGGCCTTCTTCAACGATGAAGAAAAGCTGCTTGTGTCCAGTTGCAACTCATTCTTAAAAACTGCCATTATCGTTTCCCGATTCGGCGTTCGTGTCTGTTCTTAGAAATCTGACTAGGTGTCGGCTGATCCC